CCACCAGAAGATGCCTGAAGTTTGGTTGCACCACCCCAATTTAATTGTAAACCAGAGTCACAGTCTAGTATGAGTGCTCCTGTTCCTGTGTCAGCAATGTGACTATTTGATCCATCATGCCAGATGGATAGGTCAGATCCAGCTCCGAAGTATAACTTCTTAAAGTCTGGCATGTAAACTGAACCACCTATCTGTACGTTGCCAGATATATCTGCATCGGCATTAACATCTATGTTACCACCGTATGTTGATACGCCAGTTACATTTAGTCTGTTGAATACTGATCCTGTTGAGGTACTGATGCCAGGAATTGTTGCACTACTACTTGCAGTTACAGTAACTACACCAGCAGATGCAGCTGATACTGATAGGTTTGTACCGAAGTTAATTGTTCCAGCAGTACCAACTGTATTATTGTCATCTTTTATGACTACACCCGAACCCGATGCTGTTATACCTGTTAGTCCTGAACCATCACCAATAAATCCTGTGGCAGTAACTACACCAGCAGAACTTACATTGGTTGCAGTTACTTGTGCAGCAGTTAAGTTTGCAACAGTGATGTTTGGTGTACCAGTTAATCCTTCTGCTACGGTTGCTATACCAGCAGTGTTTGCATAACCACTGTTACCACCACCGCCAGGTAGATTGGTTAGGTTTGATCCATCACCATACAATGTAGTAGCAGTAAGGACACCAACCTTATAATATTCTGTTCCTGTTCCAACGGTAGCATCAATATTATGACTTGCTAATTTAATCCAATTACCTGCATGTGCGAAGTAGGCACTCTCTGTATCATGTACATGAGCAAACTGTCCATGAACACTTGATGCAGAAGGTAGTGATGAGTATGTACTCCAGAGGAATGGTAGTTTGTTGTCTGTAGAAGTACCATCAAGACGACCATTTAATCCAAGATTACCTACAACTTTTAGTTTATAGTCTGCCGTTGTAGTACCGATACCAACGTTACCTAATGTGTTGATACCAGTTGCGTTTGCTGCCCATATACTATCAGTAGATGGTAGGTTAGTAAGTCCAGAACCATCACCAGCAAACTTGGATGCAGTTATAACACCAACAGTGAAGTAGTTACCATACATGTCTTGGTGAAGGATCTGTCTCCAACCATTGTAACCACCCATTGTGGTTCCACATGAAATGTATGCCCTGCCAGGGTTGTTAGAGTAGGCAAACATACCTCTCCACGATGTTGCAGTAGGCATGTCACCTGTTGCATCAAAGTCGAAACGCATTTTACTTCCTTGGCCAGGGAAGGTTACAATACCAATCGCAGAATTGATATTGTCTATAGTAATAGAAGGAGTTCCTGTTAAATTCTGTGCGACTGTTGCTATGCCTGATGTACCTGCATATCCAGTTTGAGTTGCGAACCCAGCAACAGGTGAGTATGTAGAGACTCCAGCAAGGAAAGCATATTGTGAGAACCCAGATTCAGTTGCAACACCAGATGCACTTGCATATGTTACTATACCTGCCTGAGTTGCGAAGTTAGCACTGTAGGCTAATGTTGCTGTGTCTGCAAATCCAGCTGTACCTGCTGTAGTTGATACGCCTGAACTGTTGGCGTAAGTAGATACGGTTGAAAATCCAGAAGTCAATGCATAACCAACGGTATCTGCCGCAGATACGGTTACATTTCCACCAAATGCATATGTAATATCTAAGTTTCTATCGAAGTTGAGACTTTGTGCAACACCAACTAGTGTTCCACTGTCTTTTATAACTACACCTTGACCAACTGCTGTAACACCTGTTAATCCTGATCCATCTCCAACAAATGTTCCAGTTGTAATACCTGTTAACTGAACGTTACCTGATACAAATAAAGCAGCGGTAGGATTGGTTGTTCCTATGCCGACGTTCTTACTAGTTACAATTCCCGATTCTGCAGCCTTTGTCCATGTACCACCACTACCTGCACTGACACTGAGGTTTGTTCCGTCACCAAAGGTGTTATATATTTCCGAAAAGTTTGCGTTTACCTTAACAGCACCTGATGCAAGAGAGTCTCCAAGACCATCATTAGGTGTGAATCCAGTAAATATTCCCTGACGAGCCATGAAGCTTCCTTATATAGAGTCCCTGTCTTCTATTTATTGATATAATAAATACGTATGATGGAAAGTCTCTCTGTTTTTAAAATGGACAATAACATTCAACCTGATTATACTGGCTTGTATGCCAAAATATATGAAAAAGCAACCCCCGAATCTGGTACTGGTAAGTATTATAAGGAGGGTAAGCCTACTGCACAACAGTTGAAGGCAAGGGAGAAGTACTCCAAGGTAAAGGATCTTACCAATAAAGGTAAGCATAAGGAAGCAAGTAAATTGTACAGAGAAGACTCATTCAGTATGGATGAGGCTAAGAAGGCCAAATATGACAATACAAAGTCACCTGATTATGAACAGAAGAAGGCTGCTCTTGCTAAAAAGCATGGTGGATACGACAAGATCAAAGGACATCCTCAGTTCAAAGAAGAGGTTGGAAGATATAGAAAGTGGTACGAAGAGTACAAGGCAGAATTGAATGAAGGTTATTCAAAAAAGTTTGAGGCCTGGGTCAACCAACTCGTAGAGGAAGGTTATGACATTGAAAGATGGGCCGACAATCTTGACGAGTTAGTGGAGACTTATATTAATGAGCATAGTCTTTGGGACTCTAGAGATTCTATTATTGATGCATTACTCGATGAGAATGCTGCGATGGCAGACAAAGCATATACAAGAGCAAAGGAACTAGGACAGAAGAGAAGGAATTCAAGAGAACATAAGCAACATGGATCTAGTGTAGGTAAGAATGAGAGGGCAGCATACAACTTATCACAAGCTGCAACTGATAAAAACAAGTCTCTTGAAACTCAGCGTGGTAATCAAACAGGTGGTGGATCTAAAGATTTTGGATATGCTAGGAACAAAAGTAATCCTGTAAAGTCTAAGAGTGTTGGTGATACTGGTGCTGAGGGACATCGTAAGAAGAGAGATGAGAAACAAACTCATGGTAAGAAAGGACAACCTCTAAAGTCTCCTAAGTATAAGTTGAGTTGGTCAAAAAGATTAGACCATCATAGTTCTAAGAGACAGGAACTGAAAGATCCTAAGAAGAATCCTAAGCATGAGGCCAATAAAAAATGAAGAACTTCCAAGAGTTCCAAGAGGCTACTCGTTACAAAAAAGAAAAAGGTTACGACAAGGGTGGAACTAAGAAACCATCTAGTAACAAGCCTAAGGATGCAGCCTTAGCATTCGTTCTTGATAAAATCAAGAAGGAACATGGTAAAGGTGCTGTAATGACAGGTGGTAGTAGACAACAAAAGAAAGTGAAAGGTGAGAAGTCTACTGTGGGAACTGGGAAGTATAAGAAGGCAGCAGATCAGAAAAAACAAACTGCATCCGATGCTAAGAAGAGAGGGTTTAAATCTTCTCAAGATTATGTAAATACTATGGCCCGTTATGGTGGTAAAGACAACTATGATAAGGGGCGGGGTCTTGGAACTTAATGAAAAGTCAGTCTCCCGAAAACAACAAAGACTATTCGGGATGGTTAGATCGGCTCAAAAAGGGGAAATGGAAAACCCCTCGCCTGAGATTTCCAAAATTGCTTCCACCGTTAGTAAATCCGACGTAAAAAAAATGGCATCAACAAAACATAAAGGTCTTCCTGAAGTGAAAGAATCATTAGTATCAGTACTACATAGACTCAAGGAAGAAGGTGTCCCAGCAAGAATAGAGGGCCCTCAAAAAGGATTGGGTGCTGCACTATGTCCTGTATGTGGACAGATGGGATGTACTAAAGACCATGATGCAGAGGAGGAAGTAAAGGAAGGTGTAGGTGACACTATAAAGAAAGGTCTTAAACGTCATAAAGATGCAGTAGATAAAAAGAAAGTTAAGGAAAGAAAAGCACCTCCTTATGCAGCACTAGCAGCAGAACATGAACCCGAAGGTGAGATGGTTGAAGGAGCCTCATGGGGTTTGTGGAAAGGTGATGGTAAAGATAAGATTAGAGATACAGGGAAGAAATATCCATATGGGAAGGCAACTAAAAGCAATCCAAGAGGTAAAAGAGACCAAGCTGAATTAGACAGAGCACAAGCATACATCAAGAAGCATCCAAACTTCGGTAAGAAGAATGTTAAAGAGGAAATGGTTGATGAAGGTATTACTAAAGAATTAGTTCGTGCAGGTATTAAAGTTGGTGGAAAGACTGGTGGTAAGGTAGTCAAAACTGTAATCAAAAAAGGTGGAGAGGAACTGAAGAACCAAGCAGTAAAAGTTGGTGGAGAACTTGCTACTGATGCTGCAAAGAAGATCGGACAGAAGGTAAAAGAAAAAGGAAAAAAAGTTATTGGCCCAGTTAAAGAAGAAAAACTAAAAGAAGCAAAGGTAGATGCTGGTAAGTCTCCTGAAACTAAAGAGAAGGATAGGAACGTCCGTAAGTTTGGTGTCAGTCATAATGTTTCTGGTCATGGTAAACTGAGGAGATCTCTTCACAGAATGAACCGTGGAGATAAAAAGATCAAGGGTGACAAGTCAGCATGGACTGAGATGGAATCCATGCAGTATGAAGCAAAGGTAGATAAGGGAATACCAGATTACAAGAGAGCAACTAAAAGAGATGAAAGATATGGCAATCCTCATGGATCACATGCATTAGGTGGTGGTATTAGAAAAGATAGAAGAGCAGATCATGAAGCGAGAAGAGGTGTTAAGAAAGAAGAAGTTGAGATGACTCGTAAGGCATACAACAAACTTCATAAAGATTTTAAGAGTGATGATCCTAAGAAACCTAGAACCACAAAGTATGTGCCAGGCAAAGGTACAGTATCAATGCCTGTTAAGTTTGTAGATGAGGAAAGGAATGCTCGCAAGATGAATGTGAGAACTAAGAAGACTATTGGAGCGACTATTGAAAAGGATGCTGCAGCAGAAGCAAAGAGGAGAGCTAATAAAACTGGTGAGTATAAAGAGACTCCTAAGAAGAAACGTTCTTTGAAGAAACCATCTCAACTTACTAGAGTTACTGGTGGTGATGCACCTAAGGCTAAGAAGGTAGAACCTAAGCAGACTCCAATCACAAAGGCAACTGTAACTAAACCAAAACCTAAGAAGAAGAGTGCGAAGAAACCACCTGCAATGAAGAAGGCAGTTGAGAGGAAGAAGGAAGTTATTAAACAACCAGAGAAGAAATCATTTAAGGATTTTCTTTCTCAAGGTGTTAAGAGACACAAGAAAGCAACTCAAGGTGCAAGAGTATTTGGTAAAGGTGTAGTTGCTGGTGCGAAGAAGGCAGTTAAGTTTGCTAAGGACGTTAAGAAAGCAGTTAGTGAAGAGGTAATTGTGGAGAGTAAAGTTAAGAAGGTTGCAGCTATGATTAAGGGTCTCAAAAAACCTAAGAAACCATTACCTACTACAACAGGTAGAGATGCTGGTGCAATCGCAGCAAAGAAGATGAGAGATAAAGAACATAATAAGTACGTTAACTTTTTAGATGCTCCAGATGACTAAACCACCACTCCCAAAATATCCTGAGAGATTGGAAAGGATCATTCGTAGTAAAGAACAATGGCCTAAGGAGGTTGACAAAAAATTATAGTGTGATATACTTTCGTTATGTTAAAATATATCTTTGATATCGACGGGACGCTTACTCCTAGTCGTAGACAAATTGATCTGGAATTTCTACCATTCTTTTTTGACTTCGTTCGAGAGAACGAGGTCTATCTTGTTACTGGGAGTAACAGAGAGAAAACTATAGAACAGATCGGACTCTCTTTATATTGTGCCTGCAAGAGAGTATATAATTGTGCAGGCAATGATGTATACGAAGGCGATATACATTATTATCAAACTGAATTTGAATTGCCAAAAGAGTGTAGGAATTTCTTACAGGATGAACTGGACTACAGTGTGTTTCCTGTAAGGACTGGTACTCATATAGAAGATAGACCTGGCTGTGTTAATTTTAGTATCCTTGGAAGAGGTGCTACCTTTGAAGAGAGAGATGAGTATAGGAAGTGGGATAAAGATAGGGATGAGAGGGTGGATATTGCCACGAGATTTAATGATAGGTTCCCAGATCTATATGCTTTCGTTGGTGGTGAGACTGGGATAGATATATCCGTTAA